CAAGAGAATTGCCGAGAGATTTGAATGTGTCAATATTTGATCATTCAATGTTACTGGCAAGAGAATTGCCGAGAGATTTGAATGCACAAATATTTGATCATTCAATGTTACTGGCAAGAGAATTGCCTTGAGATTTGAATGCGCAAATATTTGATCATTCAAAGGGACTGGCAGGAGAATTGGCGAGAGATTTGAATACGTAAATATTTGATCATTTAATGTTACTGGCAAGAGAATTGCCGAGAGATTTGAATGTGTCAATATTTGATCATTCAATGTTACTGGCAAGAGAATTGCCGAGAGATTTGAATGTGTCAATATTTGATCATTCAATGTTACTGGCAAGAGAATTGCCGAGAGATTTGAATGCACAAATATTTGATCATTCAATGTTACTGGCAAGAGAATTGCCGAGAGATTTGAATGCGCAAATATTTGATCATTCAAAGGGACTGGCAGGAGAATTGCCGAGAGATTTGAATGTGTCAATATTTGATCATTCAATGTTGCTGGCAAGAGAATTGCCGAAATTTGAATATGTCAATATTTGATCATTCAATGTTACTGGCAAGAGAATTGCCGAGAGATTTGAATGTTACTGGCAAGAGAATTGCCGAGAGATTTGAATGCGCCAATATTTGATCATTCAAAGTGACCGGTAAGAGAATTGTCGAGAGATTTGAATGCGCCAATATTTGATCGTTCAAATATTGGCGAGAAATTTGAGTGTGCCAATATTTGATCATTCAAAGTGACCGGTAAGAGAATTGTCGGGATTTGAATGCGCCAATATTCGATCGTTCAAAATGACTGGCAAGAGAATCGCCGAGAGATTTGAATATGTCAATATTTTATTGTCCAGAGTGGCTGGCAAGAAAATTGCCGAGAAATTTGAATGCGCCAATATTTGATCATTCAATGTTACCGCCAAGAGATTTGAACGGGCAAATATTGATCATTATTGGCAAGAGAATTATCGTGATTTGTTATGAGAAAAAATTGATACATAAAAATATCATATATTAATTCTATCAACATAATATCATCACAATGTCAAAAAATGATCATTTACCATGGATTGAAAAATATAGACCTAAAAATTTGCAGGATTTGGTTCAAGATCCAAAATTGATTGATATATTTACTGATTACATTACTACTGGAAATATGTCACATCTTTTGTTTTACGGCCCACCAGGAACAGGTAAGACGTCCGCGATACTAGCAATTTGCCGTGAAATTTTCAAAGAATATTATTCTAGCAGGGTTATTGAATTCAATGCATCTGACGATAGAGGAATCAATGCTGTAAGAGACAAAATATCCAATGAAGCCAAAAAGATGGTGTCGAATTCAATATGTTCAGATGGTACTATGATCCCGGCATATAAAGTTATCATTTTAGACGAAGCAGATGCCATGACGGATGAAGCACAAGATGCATTGCGAGTCATAATCGAAAAATTCAGTTCGGTAACTAGATTTTGTTTTATTTGCAATTATATATGTAAAATAACAGATGCAATCAAGTCTCGATGTTATTCAGTATATTTTAAGAAATTGGAGATTCCGTGCATTATTGAAAAGTTAAATCTAATAGCGAAGAAAGAAAACATATTATTACAATCAAATATATATGATTATATTGTGGAAATTTCAAACGGCGATATGAGAAAGGCTATCATGATGTTGCAGAATTTGAAGTATTTTTATTATCTTAAAAAAAAATCATCCAGTTCGATTTGTAACTTGTCGATCAAAGAACTTAAAAATATTGATACCCTATATCGATCGGATAAATTCGATACTGAAGATATTACAGAGAAGGAAGTTTATAATTTGTTTGCATATATTGATAAAGAACATGCTGGTAAAATAATTACTAGAATTATGATTGCGAAAAGTGTATGTGAATTAGTCAAAATAGGAAAGAATATTATGGCGTTGGGATATCCAATCGATAACGTTTTATCACAAATGACTTCATTAATTTTATCCCACGACAAAATATCTGATCTCAAAAAAGCAGTCATCATAAAGTATTCGAGCAAAATTCTTTACAGAATGAAAATGAGTTCTAATGAATACATTCAATTATTGGATTATATCACATATATTAATAACATATGCAAAAGCAAAGATATATGATTAATAAATTATTAATCATATGACTTATAATATTTTGTTGCAAAGTTTCGCAATAGGATTCATTTTTTTCCATGTAGCAACATAATCATCGTGTGTAACAAGCGAAATTTTATCATTTGCGAAATAGTAATAATACATTTGTAATAACGCCAGTGTTTGTTGATCAACAAATGTTACCATGTTCGTCAAATAAGATCTAAAAAATGTTTTATCTATTTCTGCAAATAATAATGATTTTGAAGTTATGTTCTGATCGTCCAACATATCATACAAAATATTTAATGTCGCCGGATTTATTCCTTTGTATTTTTTTAGCACGAAATATATTTCAGAATTATAACTATGACTGGTCATTGGTTTGATCATATCCACTGATTCAAATAAATGCGTAACTAAATATATCATCGAAATATCTAAAGGTTCAGTTAACGGCAAAAATGTTTTGAAGATCGCAGATTTTCCAACAGATAAACATGCCAATATGCATACTATTTGTCCCATACTTATTTTTGCCAAATAAGCTTCTTGTTCGTTCAATTCTCGAGGATGGCATTTTAATCCTGCATCAGACGTCATAAAATCAATATCTTGCAATTTTGCGTGCTGTGCATAATATTTAATGATATAGCTATGGGTTATGTCGCCAGATCTATCTGTTTCGTCGCCAAATATCCATCTATCTGGATATTTTTTAATCAATCCATATCGATCACCCAACGCAAACCTACCGACACCATTATTTTGATGAAGTAATGTTTGAGCGTGCCAATCCCATTCAATTTTCTTATCAGGATTATTAATGTTGTATGTATCAATGTAGTGATTTGTAGCAGAAATAAATGCGCCAGGAGCTTCACAAATATGGAATGTTTTGATATTTTTTTGTTTACCGATAATGTCAATATTATTGTTTAAAATTTCAAACATTTTAATCCAGGCTCCCGTTAACATTTCAGGTTCATAATTTGTAGCAAGAATTGATCTGATTGCTTTATGGGGATCAACACTGTTAGTTAATTGTTCCCATGTTATTAATTCGTTCAATTTATTTGGTTTGCGGAATTTGGAACAAAAATTTTTACTCGGTCTTGTGTCCATAATCCTTTTGCAAAAATTCAACTCAGCCCGTTTTTTAATTATTTTTTGATAAAAAGGAATATCGTACAGCGCAAAAGGTGTTGTCGGTTTGATAGTGAATTTTTTAGCAGACGTTTCAAGGACACGTTTTATCGATCGAAAAAAATTAAAAGGAGCATCTTCACCTTTCAGATATGACTTATTCAGCAAATAATCAATAGTAGGAAAACTATTCGTTGCGTGCCACTGTGATGAAGGGGGAATTCCAAGTGTCGGATGTACGGATTTATTCTTCATATTCTTTGCCCAATCATCTGCCAACTTTTTGTATTTTTCGAACATATTATTTTCCGTTTTCGTTTTTGGCGTTTCAATCGTAAGATATTGAAACGTTTGTCGTCTATATAATGCTCGTAATATGTTGTAATAAGGAGTATCCAACGGTAAATTTTTTTTGAACCCTTTGACATATAAATAAATCTCAGGATTAAATGAATTACAGATAGATGCCCTAAAAAATGTATGTTCCTCAAAAAAATCTTCTAAAATTTCGAACAAAATAATCCAATTGTTCGGAACCATCAAATTGAACCTGATAAACATTGCTCCTCTGTTTCTGAGATGTTTCATAGCGGTGATAATATAAAACAAGGTCGCTTGTAAATCACATTCAGCAGTAGTCCAATTCAACGGAGATTTAAATTGATGATTCACGTCGATGCTAATAAAATCATATACCGGCAATAATTGATTTGTATTTTGTAGATATTCCAACTTGTACGATTGTCCTAAATAATCGATTGGAATTTTTTCTAATGTGTAATCGCCGGTGAAGATATCATATTGATCGTTTTCTATCAACCAACAATGATAAGTATTATATTGATACGTTTGTTGGTTTTTTTCTAAATATAATATAATGGATTCGATTGATCCTAACCTGTTCTCGAATCCAATATGTATTATGTTTTTAGTATCTACCTTCAAATGATCGAGAGATAAAAATTCCCACATACCATAAAATGTTTCTGGATAGAAAGGTTGATATAACGACATATTCGGTAAAGATGATTTCAACTGGGTAAATTTTTTGTTACTTTTTGTTAACAACGGAGTCAACATCGCGTTTTTATAATTCCGAGTTCGTATATGTTGATTATTTTCGCAAATGTCTTTTACATAACATGGGGATGCACAATCAAACCACATATTAAAAGGGACTATTTTTTCATACGGATTTTGTGTCATCAATTTACCAATATTGTCGATGTTACAAACCTCGTCAGACACTTTCTTGATCGTTCGCATAAATTTTTTATCATATTCGTCAACTTGATTGGATGTCAATAAAAAATGAGACATAGTAATAATTATTAATGTATATCACTCTAATTTTAAGTCATTAGAAATCAATTTTTAATTATAAAAAAAATCTACCGTGACAATATAAATGTCAGATAAAGGCAAAACATTCGTAGCAAAATTAGATGTCAAAGATCCGCCCAAATCGATTATTGCCAAAGAAGTTCCAAAAACCGTAATCATTGATGATGTTCCTAAAACCGTTATCAAAACAATCGATCCTAATCTCATCGAGAAAGATAGTTATTTTAAACTCGACGGTGCACAATATGCTATTGTCATAGGAATTGCTTTATCCTCAATGATGTCGTTTGTACAGATTTATAATTCAATAAGCAAAATCAATGATCAGGAAAAAAATGATTTACGCGAAGAAACGAAGGCTGCGTTACAGACGCGCTTCATTGTAATGATGGTAATGGCATCTCTCGCGATCGTCGGTGGTGTTGGATTAGGTATGTATTACAAAGATGGTAATGAATATCAGCTGTTAACATTTAGTCTTATTATTGGTGGTGTAGTAAGTATGATATACGCTCTAGTAGATAAATATGAAAACGAACCATGGATGACATATACTAAACTAGGATTGTCACTAACTTCGCTAGCTGGTTTTGTTTTACTTGGATTCTTGTACCAAACAAATAATCAAACATTGATGAGTTTCATTAAAAAATATAGATAAACTATTACATATTTTATCTACATTTTACAAGTATCTTGCATCCATCACACTTACAAATATCTAGATAAATTTTAACAAGATGGAAAAGACACAGATATTTATCAAAAAATTGACCGATAATATCATCAACGGCAATGACAAAGAACAACTATTATTTTTAAAAATCTATCCTATCTTCAAAGAAAATTTGAATATCTTTGAAGCATGGAACGACATATATATGGGGGCCAAAAAAATAAATGCTAATCGGGATAAAATTATTAATTTTATCACTCTTGCATTATATCATAATTTGATAGAGTACAAGACACGCGATATATTTGAATTAGTTAAGGTAATGCATGATGCAGGAGAGGAAGAAACATATATTAAGCGCATTAAAACTAATGTTATAAATGGTCGCTCTACAAGAGGCATCGAGAAGAATCAATTAATCAACATGATCAATAAAAAAAATAAAGAAAATATAACATATGATATGCGAAATTTTACACCTCACGAGATTGCAGTCGAACTAACAGCGAGAACGATTATGTTAATCAAAAATATGTCATATCACGAACTAATATACATATCACATCACGATAATCTCAAATTTAATGAAAATGATCCACAACATGGTCTTAAAATAATTGATGATTTTCATAAACTTAGTTATATGGTTCCAACAATGATTTTGTTAAAGGATAATACCAATATATCACGATTAAAAACGATCAAATATTTACTCAAAATTTGTTCAGAACTGAAACATTTGCATAATTATAATTCGTTATTCGCAATAGTTGCTGGATTAAATAATTTAGCCGTGCAAAAGATGACCCAACTTTGGAAACCGGGGACAACACATTATGAAACATTCAACGAATTGTGCGATTTTATTAGTCCACTAGAAAATTTTGGAAAATATCGTACTACTATCAAAAAATTGATCAAAAATAACTATGTGCAGTATTTTGGAACTGTTTTATTTGATATGAAACATACCTTAGAGAAAGAATTATATGACATCGACAACCAGGATTTTAATTGGAATGTTTGTCATAAAATAATCGACACAATAAATAATTTTAAAGATATCAATATTGATGATAAAATCAAAAATAATGATCGGATATGTGATTGGTTTTCATCGTTTGTTGTATGTGATGATGACGATAAGTTATATGATATTGCAATGGAGATTATTAATGAGAGAAAAAAAACAGATCTTTCACCACACTCCGACGCAGGATCTCCCATTAAAACAAAAAATAAACTAAACATTGGGAATATCATACACAAACACAGCCTATCAGACGGATCCGACTCAGAACACGCATCGCCTACCAAATTCGCAGAACATCGCAGAACGTTTTCACATGACGAAAATAGAAATGTCCATCTTCAACGAACGAAATCGCACAAAAAAGTTTCATCATCCCCAATGCCTCCTATAGACATGACATCGCTTCTTGAACGTTCGAACGATGGCGATTCTCCTCGGATCATTGTCACAGAATCCCCAAGAACACCAAACGATGAGAAGTCTGTCAAGATAAATGTACACTCCACTAATGATGACGCATTTTTAGAATATATATCAGATAATTATGCATCTGATGATAAAAACTCGGTTAAATTCAAGAAAAGAATATTTAGACGTAGATCATTGTCTCCATCTTCAATTGGCGAAATCAAAATAAACGAATTTGAAAAAGATATGGCAAATAGTAAACAGGTGACGTTGTGGACAGAAAAGCACGTCAAAATATGGTTAAAATTGTTAGGCATGGAAGCGTATATGGAGGCATTTGTTCGAGAAGAAATTTATGGCCAAGTTTTGTTGGAACTAACCGAAAATCATTTGAAAAACGATTTGGGCGTTTCAATTTTAGGCCATAGGTTATTGATTTTGAAATCAATAGAAACTCTCCGAACAAAAAATTTTGACTAATTTTGAGATGCACATATATATGCGTCTTAAAAAATTTGATATATTTGTTTTGCCAAAAGAATGCATTTTATCTAAAATTTATAAATCACACAATAAATTAATATTTTAGTAATTTATTGTATGCTTCTGAATCATATTCTAACGTAGACAATTTATATAGTATATGATTACTACAGACTCCTTTCATTACTTTAATTCTATCTGCTACGTTAGCGCTAAAACGAACAGATATTTTGGATAATAGAATTCTTGCCTTTTCATCTTCAACAAACGTTTCAAATTGTGCATTTAGTCGCCCAATGTTCACACCCACAAATAACGCATCATATTCTTTCACCATCTCTAAAATGATATCTTGGAATTTTTTGATTTTTTCCATACATACAAATTCTACAACGTCAACTGTTTTCTTACTAAGACTAACTATCGATTTTTGTTGTTTGTCTAAATATAATCTCAATTTCTCCCCTAATTTTCCTTCCTTGTCTGCATCAAATTTTTCAATAAAGTCTTCAATATCCGCATCACTCACAATTTGAATCTTGTCTGATATCAAATCATTTTTTGCATCGTAATACAATTTAATAGCTGATTCAGCTGCTTTGAGATTATGTTTTTTGGCAATACCTTGCATCGTTCTGGCCAATTCGTTAAGAAATTTTTTGACCACTCGTTTGGCTCTTGTTTCATTAATAAGATAAGTTGGATATTTCATTTTGCAATTTTCAGCAAATGTTCTTATCTTATCACATTTTGGTATGTTTTTACTGAAAAGACGATAGAAGATAGAATCAGGATGAGACATTTGTGACGCGATAAATTGTTTATCATTGCAATCAGTAAAGACCTTATTAAGTATCCCGGTGATGACACTTGATAAATCTGCAGTGTCGTATGTATTTTTATTAGCCTGCAGGAAACCATCTTTGTCATGCGGATAGATAATTATTTTAGTTTGATCGAGAATATATTTCAAAACGTCATAATATTTATTGATGTCAACTCCATATTGTGTCACCATAAATACGATTTTACTCAAAAAAAATATTTGTTTGTAGTTACGTTTCGTTAATAATACCTTTGTCGTCGTCATTGGTAATTCAACCTCTGCAAGTGTGTCTTCCGTTTTAATCATCATCTCAAAAAACACATCATCACCTATTTTAACGGTCTCTGCTTTGCGAATGATTATCATCTTGGATCCTTCTTTCCGAATATTATGTGTTTGCGCAATGTTTATTATCTCATGCAAAGTAACACACGGTGCCATTTCCGAACTTGTCGCCGTCACATCCGGATTATTGTTCATAAAACCTGTCACATCCTTATTTTTTAAAAATGGTCGCATCAAATCATAACTTCTGATACAAACGTTAAATTTTTCTTTGCTACTAATAATCGTCATGAAATCCCAATCTTTGATCAATTTTAACTCTAGCGCATCCATGACGGTAACATTTTTATTTTTGCATTTCTCAAAATACCTTTTTAACACATCTATCCCGAGTGGCGTACCACCTTTGACATAAATCCGTATCCCTTCCACATTAATGAGTAATTTACTAATAAATGATATCCAGGTTTTGAATTCTTTAATATAATCCCCTCTCAATTTTTCATCCGGTATGAAATCAAAATCAAACATATTTTCGAATATATATTTCTCAAAATCATAAGTTTTCGACATTATATACTAATAATGAATATAATAGTTCATTTGCGATGGGAAAAAATTTTAGTAAATCCATGCAAACTCACTCAAAATCTTTTGAATTACAATCGGAAAAGTCACCTCGACAAGTTGTACATTAAGATTTGTTCGCCACAATTTCCTAACAATATTATTACAACATACTATCATTTTATTCTGCACTTCATAACACAATTGCAGATAAATAACAGTACTCTTACAAAATTCATAGAAATCTTTCATCGCTGCCTCCAAAAATCCTAAAGAGCTCAAGAATTTTAATTTCTTTCTTATCTCCATAATCAACGATGCAGTGACATATCTCATCATGCGATGACGATAAATATCATTGCCTATCATTTGCAAATCAATATCACACACCAACATAAAAAAATTTTGGGCAGATGGTTTATCTTTAGTTAATTTCGATAAAAAAACAAAGGCATCTAACCATTCTGGTATTAAATACTGGTGGGTAACCACGATCCTTTTTTGTACTTGGTCTAACATATGATATTGGAGTTGTGTATTGTTGTCTGCGCTCATAAAATAGTAAGCTAACTCTGCGTCACTAACGATTTCTGGTAAAAAAATCTCTAATCGTGATTCATTGATGTATAATAATGGATAACTCTCCAATGGCATATCATCGTAAAATCCAATGACAATGTTTTTCAATATTTTTTTGAATTCGCCTTCTGCGATGATACATTTTCGTAAAGTTTCGAGCTCGTAGCCCGTAAAGTCTTGAATGAATAACAAATTAGTTTTGTAGGGATGTATTTCTTTTTTGCGTTTTAATTGAAACAAGAGAGATAGAAACAATTTATCAGAACTTTCAGAACTAAAGCCAAATGAAAAATTATGGTAAAAAATCGTGTATTTACAAGTTAACACAAATATCTCACTCATATTGTATGAATTTGACATCATAATACTGGATAATTTGCTTACATTGGAATTAATTAGTACTATTTTGATTACCAATCGATACCTTTTGGAAATTTTTTGAATAATCGGCCAAAACTGTTGATCGTCTGTTTTGGCCCCAATACAAACGCAAACTACATCAGCGTATCCTGTAAAACTAATTATTTGAGCAATAGTTTTACGTTGGATTTCTGACTCCATCTTTTTTGAACCTAACAATACTAATTGACAAGTTTATTAATAAAATTGTCAATTTTTTTTAACGTACAATCCTTCATGCGAGAATTGACTTTGGGGCAAGTATATAAAATCACTTTCAGCAACAACTGTCTTTTTGATGTATCCTAACGTATTGAATGCCTTACATTCTAAACTATCACAAAGTTGTCTCAGTTCGCCAGGAGTTTTTCCAGAATGAAAACAATCATCCCCACCAAACGAATCCATCTGACTATAAAATTTATAACCAGGAATATTCACAAAATTGCAACCACCAATCTTCTTCCCAACGCCAGTAACCTTATATAATTGTTTATTCAATACGTACACATCAATTAGATTTTTGTTCAAATACTCTGTTTTTTTGATTCCATGTTCATTAATATGATCCAGAATCTTTTTTGCACCGGCCTTAGAAATAATATAACCATCCATTTTTTCTAAGATCAATTTAGGACAATCAAATTTTGAAGCAGCAATCTTATCATCCATAGTGTCAGGATGATCGAGTAGCAAAAAATCATATCCATGTTCGGCCATCGTTTTCATTGTTTCCGAAAATAAACTTTCAAAATTTTCTGCTAAAGTTAACTTATCTCGCAATACCAACTTGTATTCGCATTCATCATTCAATATATTTACATGATCCATTATATTGGCGATTATTTGTCGTGAGTAGTTAAACTCGTTGTTCAAAAATAGTTTTTTCTCATAGTCATTGAGAGTTGTGGCAGTTTTGAATATCTTTCGGGTATAATGAGGTAATTTATTGTGGGCATTATCTTTGAACTTTTTCCATTGGCTAACGTTTTTGGCATCGCTAAGGATACTGATTGAAATGAATTTATTTTTAAGATCAAATTGTCCAAGATCATTTAGGCTGTACGAATTGCTGACATTAGTTTCCCATGTTTTCTTGCCAATGTGGATGCATGAAAATGTATCTAAGAAAGCAGAGACATAATTTTTAGAAACATATTCATAAGCATATTGCATCTCAAAATGGTTTGTATTGTAAAAAATTCCGACATCTTGCAACATTGATACTCTCAAAAGTGATGGGCGAAAAGAGAAATGTGGCCAATATCCGCAAGTACCGTGACCCTCGTGTCTTTCTATGAATTTTGCATATTCTTGCGTATCTTTCTCATAATATTCATGGACAACATATCGCATTCCATCTTTCGTTTTATTTAATATACCTCCACGAATACCCCGTTTATACAATTCAACTTCTGCATAATTTTTGTTAAACAAAACTTGCCCAATCATTTTGTTTTCCTGCATAATTTTCAATGATTCAGAAATATAATTCCTTTTTTGAATAAAATGAAAATCATCTTCCATATGCAAATTGTACTGGCACTTATAATCGCTTGTTTTGATATGAATAATATTCATACTCACCGGATGCCCCTTTTTATCAGCCCCTTTTAACACAAACTCAAAAAACGGATATGATTTTTTCATTTTAGCTCGGTCTTCTGCTGTCGAATTATCATCGACACATAGCCAATGATCTATCATATCTAGGTCAAGACACGTATTGATAAATGAATTCATCGTCTTCTCAAATAAATCATATCGTTTGCATGTGGTAATAGAAAACATGATCTTTCTATCGGTCTTGTTTGCAATTGTCATTATTTTCTTTTTCGGATATGACAAAAACTTATCTTTTATCATGTCTACATTGACATCTCTTATTTTTTCGGCCCAATCGCGTAAAGAAATTGGTAAATTATCACGACACAAAACGGTATTAGCGCAATTATATGAATCTTCATATCTATCCTGTTTATTCAATAATTCTGCTTTCTTAATCAATAATACGTCGTCGTAAGAAACAATTTTTTTGGAAATTTTAAGACCATTATCAATGTGAGTAATCGCTGATGCATAATTTTTCATTTTGTCTTCCAATGCTGCCATGAGATAGTGACTTTCGCGATATGATGGGAAACGCGTAAGAACTTCTCTGTAATGTTCAGTCACTATCAATTTTGAATTTTGGAACATATCCAAGTTGTTTAGTAAGTGCACTATATGCGGCGGATTAACATATATGAGACCATTTGTTTCATTCTCTAACGTCGCTGTAAATATGTAATTATATTTATCATCATCATAGATCAGATAATAATCATCAGCTGTGTTGATGCATTTGATGTCGTTATCGAATTTATAAAATGCGGAAAATTCTTTGATGTTTTCTTTGAAGCAAACTATTTTCTTGACGTTTTTAAATAATTCGTTGAGATAAGTTCTGTTACACATTTCTATTAACATATCACTATCAAGATGAATGCTCAAACGGACATCATTGTGCAATAAAACGATGTTTTCGCATTGAATTTTGATGTTGTCGTAAAAATAATTTAGCGAATTGACAAGGATTAATTGATCGATCTTTTCGCAACCCATAAATTTTTTAAAAACTGTTGGAGTAAAGCATAATACGTTCTCTAATCCAGACGGATCAATCTTATTACCAATTACGATGACCTTGAAATATTTTTTGCAATGATCGATGATGTTATAAATATCATAATCTTGCGATAATAATTCATTACCTAAATAAAAACAGCACATCTTTTTATTTTTGTCATTTAATTTTGCTTCACTGGAGATCATATTTGCTTTTATTCTTTCGATTTCATGATCAGGAACGGAGTTACTATCTAGTAATTGTTTACATATGGAGTAGGATTCTAAATATTTGCCTAAATAATGGGCGGCAATCGCTAATTCGTCTTTGCATTTGTATGTATAGACATCTTTTGTGATAAAAAGCAGACATTTTTCAGGATAGGGTATTGTAGCTCCCTTTTTAGCGTAAGAATAGCATTTTTGAAAATCGTTTTGGATGCGATAGTGTGTCGCTATTCGACATAACGGTTCTGCTCTGTCTTTGCAAAAATTATATGCGTCGAGATAAGCTTGTTCTATTTTGTGCCAAGGTTCTTCTAATCTTTCTAATCCTTCGGCAATTCGGTAATACGAATAATAAACTTCCTCATACCATTTACCCATTGCGATTCGTCGTTGATACATCTCAATACTTTTACGGGTATCACCATGATCAAAATAACTTTGGGCGCAATAAAATATATTCCTATCCTTATTTGGATCATCTGGAAAAAACTCTTCGAATACTTTGGCATCATTCAAATATTTATTAGGATTAGCACTACGAGCCCCCATTCTTCGCGAATCAATAAAATAATCGCCTTTAATCGCCTCACATGTCGCATTTGCCTTTTTAGTTGTTGGATATTCATGCAACGGACCAACATAATGCCATGCTAATGCTGTATCGTTTTTGAATATTTGATTTCGCATATACGTAAAATTTTGACCGATTCGGAGCATGTAGCTGTCTGCAGTTAGATTTTGTGGTATTATGAAATCGCCCATAGGTAAATCATCCGCGTCGATCACCCAAATGTATTCTGATTTCCCAGCGCATAATTCTAAAGCATATGTTCTGTTCCAGCCAAAGTGAAAAAATGAATATTTTTTGTACAACCCTTTATGGCACGTACATGTTCGAAATTCATGCACAACAACTTCTCCTGGTATGTTTTTTTCAGCGAAGAATTCGTTAATTATTTGAATAGTATTATCAGTTGATCCAGTATCATTAATAACATAGTAATCGATATGTTTGTATACGCATTCCAACGTTTCTCTGATAATATGAGATTCGTTTTTAACAATCATATTCAGACATACTCTTGGTTTTGTTGTCATAGTATATTATCGATATATATTTTATACTTGATAATCTGCGTAAAAATTGATTTTTGTATTGATTGAACATATAATCATTAAAAAGATCATAATGGATACCGTTTCTTTTACTGATATATTAGTTAACGTTGTGGTTCCACTTTTAAGTCCGATAGATTTGTATAATTTGAGTTGCGTATGTCGACATTATGCCAAAAAAATAGGTGAAAATGATTTTAAGGCGCGAGTTGATTCAGAAATTGAAAAGAGATTGATGGTTGTATTTCGGGAGAATTATGTTGAGTTCAAAAAGTTAATGAGCAAGTTTAACGCGATGGTTGTTGGATTATTTGTGGTACAATCGATGTTTGACGAGGACTGGCATGATTTTTCTGTCGATATAATATCAGATGGCGAAGATCGATATGCCATCATATATCGATTTCTTGATAATTGTTCTTTTGGTAGCGTTATGAAAAAAGGGGACTCTTATTATTGTTTCACGATTGGTATTTTTAGTGTTAGATTATCGTATATTTATCAAAAACAGCTACAGGTTCAAAAATATGATATAAATAAATATGCGTATCAATACACAAATTTTGGACACAATATTCGAATATACAGCTTTAAAAATCTTGTAAATAGAGTGATGAACATCGACGTTGAATATGGTTTTGATTATTTTGCAGCGTATCATGACAAAGGATTTAGATTTTATTTGACTAGTGATAAAACGAAAAAGATCTTATCAAATGCGGAATTGCAAAATATGTTTGATTCGCCAACGAATGTAACAGTATCACAAATTGCGCCATCATGTGATATCAAAACAAATGATATGACACATAGATTTATTGTTCAAAAAGATGAATTAATCAGTCGCGTCCAAATTGCTCCAATGGAAACTGAAGATATAGTTGCATATCGGATCTGTGATGGATCGTTATACGAAAAAAATGTGTTTACAATGTTGCGAACGTGCAAACGTTAATTGTGTAACAAAATTATTATCTCCGAATCTAAAGCATTTGCATAGTAATATTGGGGTAATTTTTTTGCACGAAAAATGATAAAATATTGATCAATGATTGATATTTTATTTAGAAAAAAATTGATTTTCTCATCCTTAGAAGTTATCTACATTATTGAAGTTAATAATAAAATGGATTACTACCCTGGCGACGTATTTGTTAACGTCATAAAACCGTTATTGTTACCGATGGATTTATATAACATGTCCATCGTGTCCAAGTATTATGCGAAGAATATTTGCGAGAGTGATTTTAGAAAACGAGTTGATCATGAAGTAGAAAGGAGAATGATGGAATGTTTTGGTGATAATTATGAAAATTTGTTAGAGTTGTTGATAACATCTGACGCAATTGTTGTGGGATCGCTAGTTGTGCAATGTATATTTGGCGAACGTTGGCAGAACGTCACAATAAAAATAATTGTTGATGCACCCAGTTTAAAAAACGGATTGTCGTTTTTTTTGGAACACCATTACAACTTTGTCGGATATGATTTTGGGGTACACGGTATTATGGGTATACATTGTTTTACTGCCGGTGATTTCAAAATTGGGTTGGTATGTCTTAATCTTACTAAATATTACGATTCAGAATATGATATCCATAAAAATATATATCAATACAATAAATTAGGACCAAAATTACAGATTCATAATTTTAAGAATTTTATGTATCGATGCACTGATATTCGAAGCTACGATGAACGACGCGAGATAAAAAAGAATTTAGAATATTTCAAAAAGTATTACACGCAAGGATTCAGATTTTATTTATCAAACGACAAAACAATAAAATTATTATCGAACATTGAATTGCAGAATCTTTTGGACAAGCCGATATCAATATCTATAACACCAATTGCGCCAGAAAATAAAATCAATTTAGTTTCCCATTGCACAATTTTATCGTTGATGGCGATAAAATAATAAGTCGCATTCAAGTTATCCCATATACATTTGGAGATACGGTTGCATATCAAATTCGTGATGGAATTCTACCCAAAAACATATGCATGTATCATTGCACAGATCGTAATATCTGTGCAACACGATTGTTATTCCTTAATCAGAAACATTTACATAGCAACTGTACAGATGTGATTATTTTGAATGAATCAAAATATTAATTATTGATTAATATTTTGTTCTTTTTGCAACAACAATAAGCTGTTTGGAGACTTGAGCACATAAATCTTCATAAATTTCTTGATATCGCACTGAATGGACTAATATTGGCACGTTCGGAGTCTTATCGATGCAAACTTTACGAATCTCGGGCATTGAATGGACCAATATTGGCACGTTCAAAGTCTTGTCAGTACGAACTTCTGCAAACCTCTTGGCATCACATTGAATGGACCAATATTGGCACGTTCGAAGTCCTGTCGATACAAATCTTTACAAATCTATTGACATCACATTGAATGGATCAATATTGGCACGTTCAAAGTCTCGTCAATGCAAATTTATTGACATCACATTGAATAGACAAATATTGGCACGTTCAAAGTCTTGTCAATGCAAACTTCCACAAATCTCTCGACATCACTTTGAATGGACCAATATTTGCACGTTCAAAGTCTCGTCAATGCAAACTTCCATAACTCTCTTGACATCACTTTGAATGGACAAATATTTGCACGTTCAAAGTCTTGTCAATACAAATTTTTACAAATCTATCGACATTACTTTGAATAGACCAATTTTTACAAATCTATCGACATCACATTGAATGGACCAGCATTCGCACGTTCAAAGTCTTGTCAATGCAAACTTCCACAATTCTCTTGGCATCACTTTGAATGGACCAATATTGGCATATTCAAAGTCTCGTCAATGCAAATCTCTACAAATCTATCAACATCACTTTGAATGGACCGATATTTGCACGCCTAAAGTCTTTTCGATGCAAATCTCTTGACATCACTTTGAATCGACCAATATTGGCACATTCAAAGTCTCCTCGATGTGAAACTTCACAAATCTCTCAGTATTACTTTGAAAGGACCAATATTGGCACATTCAAAATCTCCTCGATGCAAAACTTCACAAATCTCTCGGTATTACTTTGAAAGGACCAATATTAGCATATTCAAAGTCCTATCGATGGAAACTTCCACAATTCTCTTGACATCACTTTGAACGAACCAATATTTGCACGTTCAAAGTCTTGTCAACGCAAACTTCCACAAATCTCTTGACATCACATTGAATAGACCAATGTTTGCACGTTCAAAGTCTTGTCAATGCAAACTTCCACAATTCTCTTGACATCACTTTGAACGAACCAATATTTGTACGTTCAAAGTCTTGTCAATGCAAACTTCCGCAAACCTCTTGACATCATATTGAATGGACAAATATTTGCACGTTCAAAGTCTTGTCAATGCAAACTTCCGCAAACCTCTTGACATCACATTGAATGGACAAATATTTGCACGTTCAAAGTCTTGTCAATGCAAACTTCCGCAAACCTCTTGACATCACATTGAATTGACCAATATTTGCACGTTCAAAATCCTGTCAATGCAAATCTTTACAAATCTCTTGACATCACTTTGAATAGACCAATATTTGCACGTTCAAAGTCTTGTCAATGCAAATTTATTAACATTATATTGGCATGGACCAGCGTTCGCTCATTCAGAGTCTTGACAATGTAAATCTTTACAAATTTCTTGACATCACATTGGGTGGACAAATATTGGCACATTGAAAGTCTTGTCAATACAATCTTCGCAAATCTCATGACATCACTTTGAACGGATAAATATTGGCGCGTTCGAAGTCCTGTCAACGCAAATCTCTTGACATCACTTTGAATGGACAAATATTGGCGCGTTCAAAGTCCTGTCAATGCAAATCTCTTTACATCACTTTGAATGGACAAATTTGACACGTTCAAAGTCTTGCCAATGCAAACTTCCACAAATCTCTTGACATCACATTGAATGGACAAATATTTGCACGTTCAAAGTCTTGCCAATGCAAACTTCCACAAATCTCTTGACATCACATTGAATGGACAAATATTTGCACGTTCAAAGTCTTGTCAATGCAAACTTCCGCAAACCTCTTGACATCACATTGAATGGACAAATATTTGCACGTTCAAAGTCTTGTCAATGCAAACTTCCACAATTCTCTTGACATCACTTTGAATAGACCAATATTTGTACGTTCAAGGTCTTGTCAATGCAAACTTCCACAATTCTCTTGACGTCACGTTGAATAGACCGATATTTGCATTGACAAGACTTTGAATAGACCGATATTTGCACGTTTGCATTGACAGGACTTTGAATAGACTGATATTGGCACGTTCAAAGTCTTGTCAATGCAAACTTCTACAATTCTCTTGACATCGCTTTGAATAGACCGATATTGGCATGTTTAAAGTCTCGTCAATATAAATTTTCGCGAATCTCTTGACATCACTTTGAATAGACCAATATTTGTACGTTCAAAGTCTTGTCAATGCAAACTTCCACGATTCTCTTGACATCACTTTGAATGGCCAATATTGGCACATTCAAAGTCCTATCAATGCAAATTTCCACAAATCTATTGACATCACAATTGAACGGACCAATATTGGCACGTTCAAAATCCTGTCAATGCAAATCTTTACAAATCTCTTGACATCACATTGAATAGACCAATATTGGCACTTTCAAAATCCTGTCGATGCAAATCTTTACAAATCTCTTGACGTCACTTTGAATGGACTGATATTGGCACGTTCAAAGTCTCGTCAATGTAATTTTTTGCGAATTTCTTGACATCACTTTGAATGGACAAATATTGGCACGTTCAAAGTCTCCTCAACGCAAATTTATTGACATCATATTGGATGGACAAATATTGGCATATTAAAAGTCTCGTCGACGCAATCTTCGCAAATCTCACGACATCACTTTGAACGGATCAATATTGGCACGTTCAAAGTCCTGTCAATGCAAATCTCTTGACATCCACATTTAATAGATCGATATTGGCACGTTTAAAGTCTTGTCAATGCAAATCTTTACAAATCTCTTGGTATCACTTTGAACGGATCAATATTGGCACATTCAAAATCTCGTCAACATAAACTTCTGCAAATCTCTTGACATCATGTTGAATAGACCAACATTAGCACGTTCAAAGTCCTGTCAACGTGAATCTTTTCAAATCTCGACACATTTCAAAGTCTCATCAATGCAAATCTCTTGACATCATATTGAACGGACCAATATTGGCGCGTTCAAAGTCTCATCAATGCAAATCTCTTGATATCACATTGAACAAATCAATGTTGCCAAGTTCAAATCTTGTCAACATAAGTCTCTTGACATTAAAGTCACATTAGAAGCAAATCTCCCAACATTGCTTTGAATGATATATTTTCTTCTAATGCAACGTCAAAACAAATAAAATTGATAATCAAAACGTTACAAAAACCATTTCCATAACGATAAAATATCATTATGGAAATCGCATTTTACGGCGACATATATTCTGTCATTAAATCGATCTTACTTCCAATTGAATTACGTAACTTGATACTATCATGTAAATCTTTAGCAAAAAGATAACAAAAAAGGAATTTTGATAACAAAATAATGAAATTACGAAAATTTATTAGCTGGCAGTGAGATATACGACAGAAGATCATATGGATGGAATTTGATATATAAAATTTGTAGTCACAGGTTTCTCACTAATATTTATCCTTCAGTTTGCCATGGAAATAGAACTTGGTGTAGTGTATGTTTTTATATCCTGGATTAGATCATTTGCGAAGTGGCAACAATCTATTCATTCTTTCAAAAAAACATAAGTTTGATTACATAATCGAATTTACGTTTCAAAAAATTGATAATTGTATTATTAGGATGCGCTAATATGATGAATAAAAGTAACTCAATGGACGACGTTCTTTTTAGTGGCATATTCCGTGATGCTATAAAACCATTATTGTTACCAATGGGTTTGTACAATATGTTTGCCACATGCAAATATTATGCCAAAAATATTACCTACCAAGATTTCAAAATTCAAGTTATCAAAGAAATAAACAGGCGATTGCGTGAAATTTATGGAAAGAATTATGTCGAAACTAAACAAAAGTTGAAAAGATCAGGGGCGATTATCGTAGGTTCTTTTATTACTCAATGTGTTCTCGGGGAATATTGGGACAGTAACGTTGATATTTGCGTCGCCATTAACGCAAACAAATTTTTACCTAAAAATTTCGAACTTTTTTGTTATCCTGAAACAAAAGACAGTTACGGTTTAACAATCCCACCACCTCTTGATCATCCTGACACAGAAAGAATTGGCTTGAAAGAATTGAGAACTTTTTTTATAAAAAATCGTTTTAAAGTAAAATTAATGGGCATCGACACAAATAATATCCTTGATCACGTAAAATATCATTATCATTACAACATATGTAAAATCATTTATCAATTCAAACATATTGATTCAGATTCAAATGATCTATCGACGAATAATTTACAAATCTATAATCTTGACGATATTGTGCACAGACGTACAAATATTTGCGCAAATGCACCGTTACATGGCGATCATTTCAAGAAGTATTACGTAAGAGGATTTAATTTTTACTTGGCAGATGATAAGGAAAAGAAAATACTATCCACATCAGATTTGCATGAGATCATGTGTCTCAGCATGCCAATTAATGTGACAAAAATTGATTATCAAACAAAATCTGAGTCGATATTTCCCACACGAAAAATAAGAGCATATGATTATGTTTATACGTACACGATTATCAAAAATGAAATATGTTGTTACCATGGCAACCCATCTTCTGGAATAATTCGATTATACAAAATACATAAAGTCAAAATACCGGATAATCTAGTTCTCAAAAATTGTCGACAATGTTCTTCATGTTTCACCGAGTTATTATTTCCAAATCAAAAACATCTACATAGTAACCTTGGTGTATTCATCCTAACAGAAATATAAATTCAATTACATAATCCAATTTATATCTCAAAACAAACTACTTGCATCGTATTGTATATCTGAATCAACCGCTTTACTACTAGCGACATATTCAGAAACTATCAACTGGGGCATAACTTGGAACTGTTTCAAATTCATTTCTCGATGATAATGAAACATTAAATAATCTATCCCATGTCTTATCCCATTGTCACTTATAAAATTCAAAAATTTTTTCGCTCCAGCCTTAGTCACCAAATAGCCAAATGTACCTCCAATGTTTTGATTTGTATCATATTCCTTAATAGTTATTACTCTATCTTCATTCATTTGTTTAGTGTCATGATAACCAAAATATATAATATCCCATTCTACATCTTTCATTTTTTCGATAACTAAATTCATTTTTAGGACAAAGTTCTGCGCAATCTCAATGTCATCCTCTAAAATCAAATATCGATCGTAAGTGTCATCTGACACCAACTGGCGCCACAATTTACAATGACTCAGAGCGCATCCAATAACTCCTTTTCGTGATTTAAAATCATTCCCTGCGAACAATTCTTTGATTTCATCAGTCGCCTCTAAATTCTGACCATCAACTGCTTCGAAAAAATCGGTGTGCTCTAATAAATCTTCTCTCATCAACTGTTCCATAACCATCTTTTTTCTGTCCGGCCTTCTAACTAAATTTACACATTTGATGCGAACTTTTTCATCATAAGTAAGATAAGAACCAATACTATCAACAGTAAAAATATTTCTATCCTTCAATCCGATCATCTTAATATTATCACATCTAGCAAGCCATGCGTTTTCATATCCTACAAAATTATGGGCACATAATAACTTAGAACACGTATCATACATATCAATAATATTATCGCAATATTTATTTGTATTCAAAAACATAACCTTACAATCTTCATTTTTCTGGCAAAACAAATGAATAAGATCAAAACTAGCAATTTCTGTCAACGCAACATCTTCAGAATAATTAATCATAACAATCTTGTCTTGCCAAATGACATCGCACATCAACGAATAATTCTTGCAGCCGATGTTAATGATATATACATAATCAAAATCATCAATCAGACTGTTTACGATTATTTTTTCGATTGTTTCGAGTAATAAGTTAATTTCAGCTGCGTATGTGTGGATGAAGCAACCGTTATTTATTTTTTTATTGATTGTTTGATGAAAGTATTTATTGTATTTGACATCGAGGTCTGATGGATTGTATGTAAATTTGAATTCATTTTTTAGGGTGCGTTCGAGTGTTGGGAAAAAGTTGTAATAATCTAGCACTCGCTGCTTTTCTCGTTTGATATACGGTAAACGTTTGGACCATTCGTCAGTGATGATAGCGTTGCGCATAATTTGATAGGATTTTTCAAAGTCATCAACATCTAATAGTATGTACGATCGAGGGTCAATCCAATCGCTAAGATTAGGACAGCCCCAATAAAAACACAAACATTCGCAAATCAAAGATTCCCATATTTTCTCAGTAACAAAATTATGTTCTGCATTATTCTCCATCATAAAATAGTACTTGTAAGGCATAATAGCTGCATCTTTGTTATTGTGCGGATGCGGTCCCATGTAGTTTTTAAAGTTGTGGTGATTATCATGATTGTAAACATGTATCTTAACATCCTCATCATTCTTTGCTTCTACAAATTTCAAAAAATCGATTCGCAAAATATGTCCTGGATCATAATATTTAGAACTACATATTGATGATATCACTTGATTTTTGCTAATGTGTTCCATACTTTTGAACTGCGAATAGGTTGTTGCCAGTTGCCAAAATGTTGTGTTCAAATATCTTTCATGGTAGCGAACTTGCAAAAATTTAGCGTCGTCAGGTCTGGCCCACTTGCCCCATGTTTTCACACCCCAATTACATTTATCATCATAACACCACGGTTCCATCCTTATAATGATAGTCCTATCAGGAACGTAATATTCATTATCGGATAATGGTTTGTTAACAATGACAAAAAAATCTGCATTGTTGCCAGCAGTGATCTCAATATCATTCCATTTATAATCACCCTGCGACATTCTATTCCAATCTTTACATAATTCATCACTTGTGCACCAATTACATAATAATTTGACTCTAAATTTATTATGTCTCTTTCGTACATACAATCCATGTTCTGCGTTCGTTGCATGTAGCACATCAGCCATTTTACTTTTAAGAAATCCTAACGTATTAAATCCTGCGCATCCTGTTCTATCGGCTTGATTTTTCAGATGATATATATTGTTTGGGTTAACATATTGAACGTCATTGCCACGAGAATCTAAACCAGGAAAGAAATCATAATCATTGAACGTTACTGCATCTGTTCTTTTTTTAACATACAATCCATCATCAGTGCCAAAGTACTTGCTCGGATGCAGTTCACAGTTAATGCTGAATTTGATAAATCCTAATGTATTAAAGCCCATATATTCATTGGAAGAATCGCATATATGTTTCAAGTCATCAATACTTTTTTTACCGACAAACATGGAATCATAACCGTGTGAATCTAATGCAGGATAGAATATGTATTCTGAATTATTCATCGTTATATAATATATAACATTAAATATTTCGTTACAATCGAGCGCTTAATCGCTTGATTCTTCTATCGATTCTTCAGATGATTCTTCTGTTGGTTCTTCTGATTCGCTTGATTCTTTTTTATTTTTTTTGCTAATAACCTTCTTTTTAGGAACATCATCTGATTCGCTCGATTCTTGTTTCTTCTTTTTACTTATCGTCGATTTTTTTGCGACTATCGTTTTAGTTTTTTTAGGTTTATCATGTGCAAACATACAATCCTCGTTGGTGCAATTTTCGCCAAATCTACATTGGATCACTCTCTCTTTGCTTTTTTTATCATGTGCATATGTACAATTTTCGTTAGTACATTTGTCGCCAAATTTACATTTAATTTGAGTATCTATTTTTTTAATCTTTTGTGTGTCACTTTTTTTAATCTTTTGCGTGTCAGTTGGATGTGCAAAGGTGCATTTGTCATTTGTACATTTAGTACCAAATTTGCAAGCGACTTTGGGTGTATTTTTGTTGTGTACAAATTTACAATCAGGTCTATTACAATTTTCGCCGAATTTGCAAGGAATACTTTCGTGTACAAAAGGGCAATTTTCTTTGTTGCATTTTGATCCGAATTTACAGGTTACACTAGTTTGACCGTGTGCAAATTTGCAGTTGGGTTTCTCACACGATGTTCCGAACTTGCACATAACAGGGGTACTTGATCCATAATTATATACTGGTGGTTTGGTACTTTGTCGTTGCATTTTTGATAATATATTAGGGTAAAACGTACGCGAAAGCCTTTATTTTTTCAATTTTTTTAAAAAAATTGAAAAATATATTTTCAGGAGGTTCCATGATATTTACATCATATCACAACCAAATCAACAACAATGTGTGCTTGCAAATTCACTGAAATTGTTACTCTTCCTATTGACGTATGTACACTTATGAACAAGAAAGGAGCTTCTGTTTCTGGAATACAAATCATCTTCTCCGTGCCAGAAGTACCTTTGCCGAAAGACACAGTGACAATTGTGTTACCAGCAGGAACTGAATTAAAGGCAATGATCGCGAATAGCAACAAGATTTGGACACTTATAGTTCCAGAAAGAACATTGTGCGAAATTCCAAACAACACAGCAGTTACTTTTTATGAAAAAATGACAATGTTGATCAGTAGCAGCAACACAAAACCGGAAATGCCTGTAATTGCTTACAACGTTTCATTTCCAAAAGGAACATTGTTAGGGATCAAGGACAAACTTCGAGAAATCTCCGTAGATTTGTTTAAAACGATTGTATTGCTTCCAAACACTAAGATCATTGTCTTGCCAGAAACGTTTACTTATTTTTCGCATGAGAAAGTTGTCTATCGCAGCAAAACTGATGAAGAACAAATTGCTTACGTTCCACAAAACTAAAATTGTCTTGAAAATTATTAATTAACATAAACAATTTGACATTTTATTGGGTTGTTCTTGATTCAAAAAGATGATATGATCAGTAGGATGTTTGTATTCTTTCATTTCGTTACCACATAAAAAGAGTTTTTCTTTGAAATCGCCAAATCCATCACCATTTTTAGAACTGACATATGCAAATCCGTCAACATTATTAAATCTTAGACTGACTACTTTTTTAATATTTTCTAACGTGTCCAAAGTCACCAAATCCATTTTGGTGCCAATGACAATAACTTTAAATTCTCGAATATACATGTCTTCTCGAACTTTTTTGAGGTAAGTCTCTATCTTTTCGAACCCTATGTAATTTTCGCTCATCAAATCAATGGTTGATAGGTCAAATACTAATAATATTATATCTGCATTTCGATAATAAATTGGAGCTAGTGCCATAAATCGTTCACTTCCTGCTGTATCCCATATTTCATATTTAATATCATTGCAATAATATGTGAAGAAACTGGCGCCGATCGTGGATTCAGAAATGGTAAATATATCTTCTATGAGACGGCAAATTATAGATGTTTTCCCTGATGATATTTCTCCTAGTGTGACTAGTTTTAATTTTGTTTGCGACATTATTGTTATAATATATTATATTACGAGCAATGGATGTGTGTTACGATAAAAAATTGAATGGATATGCAATCTCCGGCCAATTAAAATTCTTGGCCGCAACTTTGCATGTAATTTTGTCAATCAATCGAATTGATATGCAAATCTCCAGCCGATCAGAATTCTTGGCAGTAACGTTGTGTAATTTTTAAACGACAACAATAAAATTGATTATTTAAATATTTATGACTAACTGAATATCAATTAGTTATAAATATGAATATCGTGCTATTCGGAGACACATTTCCTAATATTCAACGTTCTTTACTTCCTGTTAATTTATATATGTTATCGTTAACATGCAAACAATATCATAAAATAATTACAAAAGACAATATCAAAAAAAGTATCATCTGTGAAATCAATCGACGATTAAATTCGATTTTTGATGACAAATACGTTGAATTTATGCGACTGTTGAATGATGCAAACGCAACGATTATGGGATCTTTTATTACACAATGTATGCTTGGCGAATCATGGGAGGATACGCAAATTCATATCGTTATCAAAAAGGCCGAAATTAATGTTTCAATAGTTGGTGCGACAAAAACTTACAGACAAAATTGGGACAATACGATGGTTTTTTTGCATAAATATCGCATGAATCCTCAAGCAATTATGGATCCAAATAAAGGAACGCATTTTATGCAGTACAACATCAACGGGATTCTAATAAAATTATTTTTAGTGCACGATGATTATACGTATAATATCAACATTAAAAATATATACAACATCGCGACCAATCGTTTAATAATAAATAACACACACGATACTTTCACCAAACGTATAAATTTGTATCGGGATAATGGAGATATGATGGATCCTGCAACGTTTTTTAAAATGTATCTGCGAGGATTTCGATTTTACAGAGACAATATGATGATGTCTAACGAGGCAATTCATAATTTGATATACAAAACGATCAAAATAAAAGGAAAAAGAAAACGCGAAGAATGTGAAAGTCATGTTAACAGAGGCAAATTTATGATTAAGAACGGCATCATATATAGTTGGACACCTACAGAAAATAGAGAAAGATATAAACCATATCCTGTGTTTGATATTGATACCAAATCACCGTACTATACAATCGTGACTGATAGTAAGCTGCCACAATGTCACGTGCAAATAAGCAAATGCATAAATCATGATTGTATAACCAAATTATTATATCCTAAGCTTGAACATTATCATTGTACTTGCGCACGTGAGAAAAAATTTATCTTGATTCCAAAATATTCATAAATAATACATTTAAGCAATATTTAATTATTTACAGTATAATATGAATTTTTTTTTATTCAAAGATATATTCACCAACATCCAATATTTTCTCTCCCCCATCGATCTCTATCGATTATCACAAACGTGTCAACGATGTAACAAAATCATCACAAAAAATGACATTGATACTAGTATCATCAGCGAAATAAATCGGCGATTGAACGTCATTTTTGGCAGAAATTATATTGAGTTCATGAAAACATTACGATCTGTAAATGGAGTTTTGGTAGGATCATTTATCGCGCAATGTATCCTTGGCGAAACATGGGAAGATGATGACGTTTGCATACATGTTGAAAATCCAGCCAAGATGTTTGCAGCGAGTTTAGAAAGGCAACAAAATTTTGGATTAGAAGAGAATGGAGATGAAATTTTGAAATTTTTGATCGACAAAGATTATTTAACGGCATCAATATGCCGCGATAGTTATCTGCCCTGGGACCATCACAATCGCGTAAAATTCCAGGTCCGCGAAACTTTTTTTACTCTGAAATCGTTACAAAACAAATTATCACCGATTAGTACTAAAGATTACATACTTGATCGTTATGATCGTAATTATGCCAAAAATTTTTACAATCCTCGATCTGGTGAATTGTACGTCCACCGAATAGATGAAATTTTTGCGAAATATACAAATTTATATTTCAAAGGATACATTGCTACTCCAGAGTCTTTTTCCAAAATGTGTAATAGACGATTTAGATTTTATAAATCGGATGTCGATAAAAAAATGATGTCGGTCAATGATGCATATTGTCTGGTTTATAAACCTATCTGGATAAAAGGAATGAAATCAAAAAACGCATGTGAAAAATATTTGAGTAATCATGGATTCAAAATAGATAATAACGTAATTTATGCTGAAAAATTTTTAAGCAACGGTCGAATCTCGCAACCTCTATTCTATATTGATACAACATCAATAGGTAACGAGAACATAATTGATGCCACGAATATGAGCATAGATAAATGTGATCCTCAAATAGATTGTATTACAAGGTCGTTATATCCTGAAACGAATCACTATCATGGCAGATATTTTGAAGATTACATATATAAGATTCCTGTTATTTTTATTCCAAGCTACGAATAAAAATTGATTTTACAAAAACATTTATGATTAACTATTTAGCTAATCATAAATATGGATATTGTATTACTCGGGGATTTGTTTGTTAACGTCATTGTTCCGATTTTGATCCCAATAGATCTCTATCATCTAGCGCAAACGTGTAAAAGTTGCCAGAAAAAAATCAAAATTTCGCACGTCAAAAAAAGTGTAATCAATGAAATTAATAGAAGACTATACAATATCTTTAACGATGATTTTGATGATTTTAAAAGTGCGATGCGAGGATCAGGTGCGATTATTTCTGGTTCTTTTATCATTCAATGTATATTAGGCGAATATTGGCGAGATAGTGATATTGATATCTATGTGAACACCAAAATGTTTGAGGACTTTCATAATCCAAATCATATGACGTATGACTTTCTAAATAAAAAATCTGAAGATTCGGACTTGAGTGAACATGAGGATTCAGTGAGCGATGCAAATATATTGAAATATATGACGCGCAAAAATTATTTTTTAGAACACACCGCGTTAAACTATGATGGTTTGCCTGCATATATAATAGATTTTAAAGTTCATAAAACTAAAATCCAATTTATCGGCGTCCCAGAACGAAATATAGTGATGCACATAATCAACAATTATGATTTTGATATTTGTAAAAATGCGTACAAATTTGATGATATTTTCGATGGCGAGACAAATTTATTCATTTATCGATTGAATGATATATTTTGCAGATGTACAAATTTTGCACCCAAATCTAATCTGGAAAGAAATATCAAACGTTATCTAAAATATCATCGACGAGGATTCAACTTTTATTCTTATAATAAAGACAATATGATTACACGCAGTAACATATGGGATCAAATAAATATCAATATCATCAAAATGACGCCCATTCGCAAAACATATCGTGAATGCAGATCGATAATGTCAAAAGATTATGAATTCACATGCTGCGAAGACATAATTATGTATAAAGATACGTGTCATGCCAAAAATATATTTAAATTGCAAGATACAAAATTATTGGATACATACATTTATAGATGTCATAACAATGGTTTTGATTGTCTGTTTGATTATCATTATCCAAATATTTGTCATTTACATTTATCCCATATGGAACAAAAAAATTTAACTAACGCAGTATTGGTTTTAGATGATTTTTATTTTGAATAAAAATTGATATTTTATCTGTCATGTTGTGATTAATTGGTAATTGATTACAACAATGGAGGTCATATTATTCGGAGATATATTTGATAACATTTTGATATCAATGTTAATTCCAATAGATTTATATAATCTGGTGCAAACGTGTAAAAAATATCAAAAAAAGATTAGTATGTCACATATTAAAAAAAGTGCTATTTGTGAGATAAATAGACGACTACATATCACATTTGGTGATGAATTAAATGGATTTAAGAATGCAATGCGAGAAGCAGATGCGACTATTTCGGGATCATTTATCATTCAATGTATTTTGGGCGAGCATTGGGGCGGAAGTGATGTTGATGTGTACGTTGACAAGAAAATGTTCATGCAATTCCTGATGCCAGAATACTACGCCGCAGTTTATGATCAATCAAGATACAAAAAAATTCGTTTTCTCGATAGCGATGAAGAATCTAGCACTGAATCTTCACTCGATTCAGAATTAAGCGAATATGAAAATGAACATATAAATATGTTGCAATATATGAACGACAAAAATTATTGTGTTGAAAAAATACACAAAGATTATCATGGTAATCCTGGAACTATTGTTGATTACAGAATCAATGGAACTAAAATTCAATTTATTGGCGAATCGTTGCAAAAAAATTTCGTAATATCTGGGTATGATTTTAATATTTGCAAGAATGCATACAAATTTAATGATATGTTTGATGGTCCCACAAATTTATCTATTTATCGAATCAATGAAATATTTACCAAGTACACAAATTTCGCACCATTGTATGATTTAGAAAGGAATATTAAACGTTATTTAAAATATAGTAAGCGAGGATTTGAATTTTATTCATGTAACAAGGAGAATAGAGTAACAAATAGTAACATATGGGGACATTTAAACGTTGATATAATCAAACTTGCTCCGATAGAGAAAAGAGACTTTTGCAAAGCCCGAATGAGGAATCACGAAGAATATTATTTTGCGTGTTACATGAATACCGTTTATTCGTTCGCAAGACAATTTGTAAAAAAAATGCCATTGTTACACGTGTGCGACAAAATATTAACGATCGATGGTATTGATCTTTATCCATGTCATAAAGATAATTTTGGGGCTGAATGTTTATTTAACCATATCCATCCTAATGTTGATCATTTTCACGCAAAAATTAATAGAAAAAGTGCTATATTTTTTTTAGACGATTTTGATATTGCGTTGTCTTAATAAAAATTGATCTTTAACTATGTTATGATTAATCAATAATTGACTAATCATAACAAATGGAAATTATATTATTTGGAGACATATTTGATGACATATTGCCAATGTTGATCCCTATCGATTTATACAATTTGGTGCAAACGTGCAAAATATATCAACAAAAAATTAAAATGTCACATATCAAACTAACTACCATTAATGAAATAAATCGACGATTATTCGAAATGTTTGAAGATGATTTTGATTCATTTAAAAAGGCGATGCGAGAATCGGATGCAACGATATCGGGATCGTTCATCGTTCAATGCATTTTGGGTGAGAAATGGAGTAACAATGTTAATATATATGTAAGCTCAAAAATATATGGTGAATTTATCATGCAAACGAAACAAGAAACCATAAATATTTTGGAATATATGAGAGAGAAATACGAGCTCAGTAAAAACTCGCGCAAAGAATATGATAAACAAATTATCGGTGTGTCTTATGTCAACGGTAAACAAATTCGATTCATAAATATACAGAACGAAAAAATCGAATCATACATGAAGAGAGAATTTGATTTTAATATTTGTAAAAATTCATATGTGAACAACAACGTTAAAATTTATCAAATAAACGAAATATTTACCAGACACACAAATTTTGCACCAAAATATGATTTGATAAAGAATATGAATAGATACATAAAATATCACAAGCGCGGTTTCAATTTTTATCTTGACACAAGATACAATCTGGTAACAAATCATAACATATGGGACAATTTTAGAATAGATATAATAAAAGTCACGCCAATTAAAATATCTTATGACAAATGCGGCGCGATAATGACCGGCATAAATAACAATTTTACGTGTATAGAAAATATCATCTCATTTGGGCATTATAAAACAACAAAATATGTTAAAATATTAGAAATGCAAAATACAGATTTGATTGTTGACATGCGACCGTGTAGATGTGGTGGTTATGTTGAATGTTTGTTCAAATATATATATCCAAATATTAGTCATCTCCATTCATGCATATACAAATCTTGCCAAAAGGATGGTGTCCGAGATGCAATTTATGTGCTAGATAATTTTATCATCAAGTAGTATTTAAAAATCGATGATGTTTAAGTACTAAGATACTTTTTTGAGTTTAAATGGTGCGTGTCCGATTAATTTTATCAATTTTTTAGCTATAGATCTCAAAATAGTTAACAACATGTCATTGAACATGTATTTTAACAATATTAATTTGGCAACACATAGTTCACTACATTTTGATATATGAAATAATTCTAATTTATTTTCCGTAATACTAAAATTACATAATATTGAATTTATGAGCGCAGTGATAGATGCATAACCATATTCAAAGAGGCAAGAGTCCACTCCTATGCGCGCCCAAACGGTATATCCCGAACCAAAAATTCTTACGCTACGTTTCCAACATCTGCCATCTAAAAAATATTCAAACGGAAAAGAGTAAAACGAAAAATTTCTACTTGGGTTAATTTTCGAAGTAGTCCAAGAACCATCTAAATGGTAGTCTATGATAATATAATAACCGGAATATATTATGAGATCATCTTTTATAACAAGTTGCGGACAAATTATTCTACCAACAAAATCGTTCGTCTTGGGAACGTTAATATACGGGAATTTATACTTACCAATAGATACCTTTGGAAAGTTTTCTATTCCTAACTTTAAGATATCAGTTAATACTAATGGCGGCATTTCAACATGTACGAAACTTTGATTGTTTTTATTCGATACAGGCCTATCATGTTCTTGAAGTTCGTCGCACACATTAAAAGGTACGTTGAATAGAGATAAAATATGGACCAATTCTGTTGACTGGATGTTTTTATGCGAAACTCGATGCATTTGATATGATTTGTACTTTAAACTAGCTGGTGATTTATTTTTCAATTTTAATAGAAAAATTGAAAAATAAATATTTACAACAACTAATCTTTATCAATTAATCAAAATGTTGCTTCGTTCTTTGCGTATCGCTCGGCATTATTGCCATACACGTAGAATGATTATTGCCATACCACAACGAGACGCAAAAACAATCGCTCAAGATTTTGACAAAGTATCTCTCGTTACAAATCTAATCAAATCCGGAATCATTAACCTAAATATTGCAGACGACGATAAATTTGAACTAATATCTCGGATCATCAACAGCGACATTGATATGATAAGAATGATAATTGAACATAGATATGATCATGATTATATAAATCATTCTCTTTACGATGCAATCACACACGCGCAACGAGAGACAGTCATGAAAGTATATGCTGTATCCGCATCCCAAAATCATAAAGTTATTGAATTACATCCTGTTTTAGCCGGAACAGAGAACGTTTTTAGACATTTATTTTTAGAACATGCATTTCATTGGTGTTGCGGAAATGGCCATCTAGAAATTGCACAATGGTTTTATAAAACTTGGAAAATAAATCTTCATTCTGGTGACGAATATGCTTTTCGTTGGGCTTGTTTGAGAGGACATTTAGATGTTGCAAAATGGTTGGCTCAAACAGCCGAGGATAACGGCAAGAAAATTAATTATCGAATTGGATATACGCAATTTCTTGAGCGGTCCCATACGCAAAATTATGATAAAATGACCGAATGGCTTGTTCAGTTGATTAAAGATCAAAAATAACATCTGTTGATAATTAAAAATTTTAGTTATCAATAATATAGTGATAATATGAACAATCTCTCTTTATTCATTTTCAGACGCGATTTGCGAATCACCGACAACACTGGTTTAATAAAAGCTCTGTCCGAATCAAAATCCGTCATACCTCTCTTCATCTTTACGCCCACTCAAATTTCCGACAAAAACAAATTCAAATCCTCCAACTCTATCCAATTCATGGTAGAATCCCTATACGATCTTGATAAAAAAATCGATAAATTATGGACTATCTATGGCGACGAAATAGAAGTCATCAATAATTTATGTAAGAAACATCCAATCAGCGCTATCTACATCAATGAAGATTACACTCCCTATGCCATCAAACGCGACACTAAAATTAAAAACTATTGCCATAAAAACAACATCGCATTAAATATATCAACTGACATTTTATTAATCGATAGAAATGATATCACTGCTAAAAACGGTAACTATTACCATCAGTTTACAATGTTCCATAAAAATGCATCACAATATCCTATCAGAAAGCCTATTCGTAACAGACTAAATAATTTTGAACCCAATAAATCAAAAAAGTGGAGCATTGAAAAATTGGATAATTTTTTATTGGATAATGACTACTACGAAATAAACGAAAACTTGGCAGTTCGAGGTGGCAGAACCCATGCTCTTAAAATTTTAGGCAACGTCCATAAGATGCGAAATTATAAACATGATAAGCAATATCCTGAATATCCAACGACTAAATTAAGCGCACATCTAAAGTTCGGAAATGTTAGCATTCGAGAAGCCTATTATATTTTTTTAACAGAGAAATCAGGGGAATTGGTAAGAGGATTGTATTGGCGTGATTTTTATTATTATGTTAGCTTCCACTTTGACGATGATTTTTATGGATATCAATATGTCGGAATTAATCATAATAGCGAGCATCAAAAATGGGAACATAATAATACTTATTTATCAGCGTGGCAAGATGGCAGAACCGGATTCCCTTTTGTAGATGCTGCAATGCGAGAGATGAATACAACAGGTTTTATGCACAATCGCGGCAGACTAATCGTGTCGCAATTTTTGACGAAGGATTTATTGATAGATTGGAAGTTTGGCGAGAATTATTTCAGTAGAACATTAGTCGACATCGATCGTGCCCAGAATCTTGGTAATTGGAACTGGTCCGCGTCTTACGGATTAGATAATTCCCCTTTTCTACGCATCTTCAATCCTTGGACTCAATCCGCAACGTATGATTCAAAATGCAACTACATCAAGAAATGGTTGCCCGAATTGGCAGATGTTGAACCGAAACATATTCATAAATGGTTCAAATATCATAGTTTGTATCCAAACGTTGACTATCCTAGTCCAATTGTTGATCATGCTACACAACGGAAAAAATTCATTAAATATTACACAGCTTATACGCGTTCAATCAAAAAATCAAGTCATAGATAGAATTAAATGTTTTATAGATATATAATGAGAGAGTTGTATGATAATTACGTTACAACATTTTGGTTAGATAGACAATTTGGAGCAGGAAAATACAAATGGAAAACGTTGAGACACAATGGTGTCCTATTTCCTCCGCCTTACAAAAAACATAACATCCCCATAATATATCAATTAGAAGCAATTATCTTAGATGAACAAGCGGAAGAATATGCAACGTTATATGCAAAATATTCAGAAACGGATTATGTTAAAAATTCTATCTTCAAGAGAAATTTCTGGAAAGATTGGGTTAAAATTTTAGGCAAAGATCATAAAATCAAAAATTTAGATGGTTGCGATTTTAAATTGATATATGACTATTTAATACAAGAAAAAGAACTCAAAAAATCAGCGCCCAAAGTTGATAACGAGGAGATAGAGAAAAAATATAAAACTGCAATTGTCGATGGCGTTGAACAACCTGTAGGTAATTTTCGTGTAGAACCACCCGGCTTGTTCATTGGTCGCGGATGTAACCCTAAATTAGGACGAATTAAACGAAGAGTATATCCAAAAGATATTACCATCAACATTGGATCCGGCGAACCAATCCCGGACACTGGTAGTGATGGTAAGTGGGGTGAGATTGTTCATAATCGGGAAGTAGAATGGTTAGCTGCGTGGAAGGATGATATTACTGGAAAGACAAAGTATGTATGGTTAGCTGCACAATCTGATCAAAAGGGAAAAAATGATGCTGCCAAGTTCGATCTGGCGCGAAAATTAAAGAAAAAGATTAAGATGATAGAAGAAAAGAACATTGAAAATTTAAGAAGTGACGATCTATTTTTGCGACAACTATCAACTGCTTTTTACTTTATTGATAAATTTGCGTTGCGAGTAGGTAATGAAAAAGGGAGTGATGAGACGGATACGGTGGGAGTTACATCGTTGCGGGTTGAACATATCAAATTATTAGATTCAGATAAGATAGAATTGGATTTTTTGGGCAAAGATTCGATCAGATACAAACGAGTTTTGACTGTCGATCCGGTCGTTTACAAAAATATATCTGAATTTATAAAATCAAAAGATCTATCTGACCAACTATTCGATAAAATAAATTCTGGCGACATCAACAAATATTTAAGTGGTTTCATGACCGGATTAACTGCTAAAGTATTCAGAACATACAATGCATCATATTTATTTCAAAAAGAACTCAAAAAAATATCCAAGAAATATGATACTTACAACGAAGCGGACAAAATCAACATCCTTTTAGATGAATTTAATAAAGCAAATGCAAAAGTAGCGATGTTATGTAATCATCAAAAGAATGTAACCAAATCGTCGGTGGAACAAATAAAAAAAATCGATGAACAAATTAAAAGCACTCGCACAAAGATCAAGAAATTGAAGAAAGATGAGAAAAAAAATGCTGCAAAGATTGAGAATGAACGACAGCGGATCAAAAAGTTAAAGGCAAAGAAGGAGTTGAAGATCGAGCTTAAAAATATTTCATTGGGAACGAGTAAGATTAATTACATAGATCCTCGAATAACAATTGCTTTTTTGAAGAAGCATGGTATTGACGTCGGTAAAGTTTTTTCAAAAACATTGCAAGAGAAATTTAAATGGGCGTTTGACGCGAGTGAAACATACAAATTTTAATAAATTTATCAATGATAGATTTATTAACAATATTCGTTATATTGCACGATCCATGAGTTTGATTTTTTGTGAAAGACAACTCCGGTAATATTAATATCGTACAAATAGGTACCCATACAAGTATGTAATAATTCGTTTTCGCTAATTTTGTCATTTTTCCATTCACCTGTTTTTAAATCAAAATGTAAATGTGATTTGTATATGAACCGGTAATATTGAATAACTTGTACGATCAAATGATACATCGTAAGACCTTTATCCTTGGATCCATAAATCTTAAACGTCAATTTATCCATACAAGGATAATCAAAAGTGATATTCATATTAAAAAATGGATAAACGATCTTGTTAGCGTTAAAAATCTTATCTGCGAAATTTGGATCATTTAACATTACGATATTTACGTCATTAAGATACATAATATTATCAACCATCATGATCATATCGTCCCTTTCATAATCTATCGGCACTGTTTCAAAAAGATCTTTGTTACTTTTGTCTTCTTGTAAATAAGATTTCTTCTCATCATCATCTTCGGTTGATCGATAAAATAATATGGTAGTGCCATCTTCTAATGCATCATCATATTCTTCTTGTTTGGATATATCATTTTGGATTTTTTCAAATAAGGATGTAAATTCTTCCACATTACAAGTTGTACCCTGCATTTTTGATGGTAATCGAATCGATGCTATCATTTGGGTTTGTAAAAATCAATTTTTTGATAAATACAATAATGATTATATTTATCAATTTAGATATCGAATACTTTGTCCCCGAGGGTTTGATTCGAAACAGACAATAGAGGATATTGTGTAAAACCATTTTGAGCCATATATTTGCGAGTTGCGGTGACGAGATTTTTCCAGGTAATCGTTGGTGTGATAGATTGGACAAGAGCCATTGTTAATGCGCCACCAGCTTGACGTTTAGCATCATTCCATGCATCAGCACTGGTTTGGTCATCACGGCAGCCACTGATCATGATAATGTCATCAGATTTTTTCTCTGGCGCACCATCTTTGGTGTAGATACCATTTAGTTTCCAGATGAATTCAAGATCCAAGATAGAACCACTATGACAGCAATCAAAGAAGGCACGGAGTTTGGCACCAACTGGAATTTGATTTACTAAATTCTCTTTGAGCACATCATCTAAAATAAATCCATTTGATCCGGAGTAGTTACCGAAATCGGAGGGACATATGCAATCATCCATACCAGGTGTGTACAAGTTTTTCAGTTCATCGCCATTTCTATCTCGAACTTGAGATCCGTGACCAGAGTAGTGTACAAAAACTGTATCGCCAGATTTGACTCGTCCTACCAAGGCTTTGATTTGCGCCAGGATGTTCGCCTTTGTTGGTTCAGATGTTCCAGTTTTATCGTCGGTCATAATGACAATGTTTTCTCGTTTGTAATTCAATCCTGCTAACAAGATTGCCATTTCAGTGACATCGTTTATGCATCCATTTAGTTGATTGGCTGGATTTTTATAATAATTGATACCAATGAGTAACGCGTGTTTTGTTGCCATAATTCTTGATTGTAGATTATATATTTAAAAATAAAGTGAGTGTAGTTTGCCTTCTTTGTTAGTCAATATGAGTATGACTAATTATCTACTTTTTAGTCACCCGCAAATCATCTCGTAAATTAGTAAAGATGAATCGAAACGTGACAGAGATATGGACGCATTTGTCACTTTTCGTTAGTTGCAAATCATCTCTTCAAATTTGGCAGAGATGAAGTGAACGCACAGAGATGTGAAAATGTCGATCCACTTTTTCGTCACTAACAAATCATCTCTTCAAATTTAGTAAAGATGAATTGAACGTGACAGAGATGTGAAAGTTTCTTTTCACTTTTTGTCATCCTTCAAAATTGGCAAAAATAAATCGAACACGGCAGAGATATGGAAACACACATCTACTTTTTCATCATCCTTCAAATTGGCAAAAAAATGATAAATAAAATGTCTTTGGTTAAATTCAATCAGCAATAAGTCAATATGGCCTTCATTGATAAGTCTGTTGCTGCCAAATTATTACCTTTTCAACCCAAGCACGTTGAAAATTTAATCTACTCTCTAACAAAATATAATCGGGCCCTTGATGCGTCTGATACTGGAACTGGCAAAACATACACTTCAATTGCGACTGCGATATCTATGAAATTGAAACTATTTGTTATCTGTCCCAAATCAGTTATTACCAGTTGGATCAAAACGTTCAAAATATTAGGAGCTGAATATTATGGCGTTGCTAACTACGAAAGTTTACAAAATTGTAAATATTATGACGATAAATCAAACAAAAAAGCAAAATGTCCATTTATCAAAAGAATTGTTGACATTGGCTCGGAGAAAGGAGAATTTACATATGTTTGGAACGTACCAGACGATATGATAATTGTATTCGACGAAGCTCACCGATGCAAAAACCCTAAAACGCAATGTCATCTTCTTTTATATACGCTCGCCAAAACAACTGCCAAAATATTGATGTTGAGTGCGACCGTATCGGACAAACCAGAAAACTTTGCGATAGCTGGATACGCGTTAGGTTTGTATCCTCACTTACGATCTGCAAACATTTGGATGACAGATGCAAGTAAAAGATATGATGGAGATTTATGCATTGGAATACATAATGCAATTTATCCAGAATATGCATCTAGAATGAGAATACGAGATTTAGGTAAATTATTTCCAGATAATCAAATTGTAGCGAACTGTTATGATATGGATAATTCTAAAGAAATTGAAAAAGAATACAAACTAATCGAGGATGAAGTAGCGAGATTAAAAAGTAAAGAAGATAATTCTGGATGCGCATTGTCCAGGATATTATATGCAAGGATGCGTATTGAACAATTGAAAGTACCAACGATAATCGAGGAAACAAAAAAAAATATAGAAGAAGGTAATTCTGTCGCAATATTCGTTAACTTTACGCAAACGTTGAAATTATTAGCCGATGAATTTGACACAAAATGTATCATTTTCGGTGAACAAAGTATGCAAGAGAGAAATAAAAATATAGATGACTTTAACGACGACAGATCGAGATTGATCATTTGTAACATTAAAAGTGGCGGGATCGGAATTTCGTTGCATGATACACATGGCCAATATCCTCGAGTTTCAATCATTTCGCCATCATACAGTGCTCAGGATGTATTACAGAGTCTAGGCAGAATTTATCGTGCGAACACTAAAACAGCTGTCCGACAAAGAATTATATATTGTTCTGGTACAGTTGAAGAAAATATTTGCGAAAAGATGAAAGAAAAGATAACAAACATTGCAAAATTGAACGATGCAGATACCTTTGGGTATCAAATCGACGGATTGATGGATGATCCATATGGAATAGGTATCGATATGCATGCTAATTTATCTGACTTTGATAAACTGTTCCTGAAAATTGAAGTCTTGAACATCAAAAAGGAACGACTGACGAATGAGATCAAAGAGACAGATGTTGAGATACAAAATTTAATAAATCGAGTCAATATGATGACGAATTAATATCAATAATTTTTAATTATTGATATTTAGTTACAGCATATATACAAAATTAAACCGAATCTAAGAATAAATGTCCACAATTATCAAAATTCATATATTCAAATATGCGCTATGGAAGTTCTACCAATTAGGAATCTATCTTTCATCGGATGCAGACAAACAATTGTTAGATATTGTATCATATTTCATAAAATTAATACATATCAAGATAGACTATCTCAAAATTTTCAAAAATGTTAATTTATCAAATCAACATATGCGCAATATTCAGCTGTGTAATTCGCATATGATAAATGTAGATTTATCACATACGAATTTAATCCTAGAAAAAAATTCTCCCCGAAACTTTTTTGATTATCCGCCACATGAATGGAATTTTTGCACAGTCTATGTTGATAAAACGATTTTTTGCAGTGCAAGTCTATCAAATGTTACATTTCTCAAAGTCTTCTTAAAGAAAGTAGATTTCTCGAACGCGAATCTATCCAGCGCATATTTTATCGAATGTAAATTTGAAGATGTCAAATTCAATGGTGCTAATTTGGTGAATTCAATGTTCGATGATTGTGATTTTGAGCGCAATGAATTCATAAATGCTGATATCGGCAATGGTAAATTTATTTATTGTGACTTTCAAAGTACAAATTTTATTGATTCGAATTTGACAGGTAGTTTGTTGCATAATATTGGTAGTTGGGAAGGATCAACATTTACAGGTTGCAGAATTGATGAGATAGTGATCGATGAAATATCAAAAATTTTAATTATGAAATGATATATCATAAATGGGTATAAATTTTTTTGATCAATACTCACTGTTACACTTTGCTACTGGTGTCATTGCATATTTCTGGGGCATATCATTTGAAGGATGGTTTCTGATACATACTTCTTTTGAGATTATTGAAAATACAACAATGGGCATGGCGTTCGTAAACAATAATTTGAAAGATATATGGCCAGGTGGCAAAAACTATGCAGATAGCTTTATCAATTCCCTTGGAGATATTATTTTTTCATTGTTAGGATGGTTGATAGCCAAATGGCTGGATGATTTTGGAGGAAAGTACAATCTGTATCCAAAACATATAAATACATGGTCAACTTAAAGAAATAATATGAACGACATAGGACATTTATTACCTGATCCTAATGAAATGATTACCGATAAAATTAAAAGTGTGACATCACTATTGATTACTAAAAATATCATAGCTATTAGAACGTTAGTTGGAGTACCATTCATCACCAGAGAGATATTAATGTCATCTTTAAAATCGTATTTGGATGAGGGCAAAAGATGTTTTGTTCGAATATTTCTGAACGAGGTAATTAACATTGTAGTAAACATTTTTGGAGATTTTGATTGCGCAAATGAGAAAATTATTATTGATAAATTATTTGCATTATTTCTGACAGATGATGCGCATTATGATGAAAATGATCCATGTAATAATAGTTTTATAAAATTAATTGATCTTGGAGCAATGATAACTGACGAATATATATATCCTCGTATTGTTATGTTACCAGCGTTTGTTTTTTGGTATTATATATCAAAATATGATTTGTTAATTACGTTCCGTTTGATGACAACAATTGTGAGCGAGGATCGTAATTATGAAATTCAGGATCATATTTTCAATCTTTGGTGTTCGCAAGATTTGGTCAAAGATTGGGAGTCGTTGGTATATATCATAATTTGGGCTATGGATCATCGACAACGTAAATATGTTACAAACGTATTGCAAATAATATATTATCACGATGAATATGATAAAATTATTATGCGTGCGATGATACATATGCACGATATGACGCATTTGAGAGATTTTATGAGACATATAATGGAACATACATATTTAGATGAAATATCTTTGTTATACTTGGTAATAGTTAGGTGTCATATATTGCTAGTGAATCCTGTGGGTGAATTTAAACAAGATATTGCAACGTTAGATACTTTAGTTAAATCGAATCAAGAAGCCGATAATATATGTAACGAATTATTTGCGCATTTCCATAGAGATAATTCTAAATTTTATGAAAAAGGATATTATGATATTATTGAAAATCTTAAAAAATTGAATAA